GAAGCGTTAGTTCCCGCTCCGCGATCAACTTCAATACCAGCGTCTTCTGAAGGTGTGCCATCAGCTGCGATATCAGCATTGAGAACAATAATGTTATCACCGATGTTAACCGTGTTAGAGTCGACTGTAGTTGTACTACCAGAAACAGTTAAGTTACCAGATACAACAACGTTTCTAGAGCTTGAATCAGAACCAAGGTTTATTGTAGTGCCGTCATCAGTAATTGAAGAGTCTACTAACTGACCGTTCGTGTCGTCCCACATTGTGAGGGTATCGTCAGTTAAAGCAGCGTGGTTTTTAAGTGCTACAGCATTTGTCGTTACATCAATACCAGTCCCTTCACCGACATCTATAGTAGTAGAACCACCAAGAGCTGTTGCTCCAGCAGTAGCAGTAAGACCTGCGCCACCAGTAACTGTAATGGTTGAGTTGGCTAACGATGTGTTAGGAACAGAAGCAAGCTTTAAGCTTGTCCCGTCAATCGTAATACCCGACGCTGTATCACAAGTAAGGTATGCAGCACTAGCACTACTTACATCGTAGAAGAAGATTGAGTCAATCGCGCTTTCTCCGCTAATCGCTGTAAGAGACTCAAGACCCAAGTGCGAAAGCGAAACAGTTGCATCACCACCAGAACCATCAGAGACAGCAATACCGCCACCTGCGCTAATCGAGCGAATGTCACCCGTTACATCGATCCAAGTTGCACCGTCATAAACGTACAGCTTCTTGTTTGCACTGGTTGTGTTGAAATAAACCTGCCCTTCAGCTGGTGAGCTAGGCGCAGTTGCTGTAGGGTGTAACAGAACATTCTGTATCTGATTCCCCCCAAGGTTAATGTTGCTTTTAAAATCTATAGCCATGTTTAGTTGAGATATGCTTTACCAGAATTGCCACCGTTAAAGCGAATTATTAAGTTGTTTAAATCTAAGTATTCAATTTCCGCAAAGATCACGTTCTCGCCAGAGTCCACGATCATTACAGAGGGTTTTTTATTCATATTGTGTTCTATTACCCATTCCTCAGCATTCTGCTCCTGGGCAAAGACAAAGTGGGCGTCACTAGTACCTACGCGAGATATGCTTACGTTTACCGCCGGCTGCTCAATAGCCACAGATTTTGTGGTTGTCGAAACACCGCCTAGGTTTACGTTAGCTCCTGCTTTTATTTCTACACTACTCACTTACGTCTTCGTTAATTTTAAACAATCCATATACCCATGTCTTCACAACGCTGCCGCTGGTAGACTGTAGGTCATACACGTATGTGCCCCCCGGGGCAGCAGCCATAACCGCAGCCGTAGCTTCAATCGTAAGCTTTCCTGCGGCAGTGCCCGTATAGTCAAAAGCGCTATCAGCAATAATATCCCCAGAAGTAGTATCTGTTTCTTTGACATCCATCTTCCAGGAGTACGAGCTCAAATCAAGCGGATCACCGTTGTCGTCTGTAAAAGTGAACTCTAATTCAAAAGTATCTCCTTTGCGACAAGTAATGTCTACTCTGGTAGCGTTATCTAGGTTTATTGTTGTTGCCATATTGCAAAGATAATAACTTACTGGTTATCAATTAGATCGGCTATGCTATTTGGAGCATCGCTTAAAGGCGGTCGCTGGTCCTTACGCTGAGCGATAAGCTTAGATTGCTCTATCGCTTGCTTTTGTACCCGGCTGTCCTTTCTATCCTCTTTCATAACATCCAAGCTCGTCTTGCCTTGTTGACCGACCATAGTCTGTTGCGCGACAATCTGAGCCTTCATCGCCTGGATTTCTTTTTCATACATATGCTCAAGCTCCATAAGTTGAGCTTTAATCTTGCTCTCCATCTGAATCTTTTGCATTTCTAGCTCTTGTTGCATTTGCATTTTCTGAGCATCAACCTGCATTGCCATCTGTTGGTTTTGAGCATTAGCCTGCTGCTGCGCTTGAATATTTTGCATATTCATTTCTTGCTTAGCCTTCATGCGCTTCTTGCGACGCACGATAAGTAGACGCTCTGCTTGGTCCACATCGCGAAGATTACGTACCGCAATAGCATCCTCGAGATCAATCTCTCCATTAGCTAAAGCCACTTGAATATTTTGCTCCAAGTACGCCGCGTCTTTGTCATCCATATTGCCTACGATCTGAACACCAAAATTATACATTGGTAATTCATTGAAGCTGGTGATGACGTTTATGTTTGTCTCACCAATGGCATTCATATAGATTTGATGAAGCGTACTTCCCTGCGGAATGATCTGCAAGCATCTAATAATGTCTTCACAAACACGCTTGTATAACACCTTAGCAGAGTGGGTAACGTCATAAATAGCGTTGTTACCCGCCGCAAGCTGCTGCTGACGTACGCCAACAAGCTGATCTCCTTTAGGAGACGTTCCGTCCATTACCTCGTTAATACCCGTGGCATCACGAATCATTCGCAGGTAGTGGTTGTATAGAGCAACAAGCTCATTAATGTTTCGTATGCTATTGTCTAAAGGTCGAATAGGAGGATTCTGGAACCCACCGTCCGGATTTTTAGAGCGGTAGTAGAATATCCCCGTTTGCTCGTAGATGTCTTGCAGCTCTAATGGCTGCAACTCTCCACCCGCACCAAGCTGAACATTCTCAAGACCTTCGATATCAATAATAATACCGTCTGGTTTAGCCTTAGCAATAGCCTGCTGAATCTTTAAGTGGGTAAGCTGGAGCTGATCCGCAAATCCAATGATAGAAGAAACAATAGACTTTGGCATCATGCGACGCAAGTTGGTTGCAACTACACTATAAGATAATCGAGCTCTAGTGATATCATGAACATTCTTCGGGATATTCTTCTTAATGCCGTAGTTAAATAGGTGTTTTGTACCTAGTATAAAACTACCACCATATACGGTTGTGTTATGCAAACAATGTCCTACACGCTCATACACAGACTCTTGAGGAGCTTTATACTCAGTGCCTTTATAAAAGAAGTTCTTGTTTCCGTGTCGAGACTCTTTTTCTTCGTAGTAGATCTTGTCTACCGATAAGAACTCAAAGTCTATAACTTCAAGAAAATACTCGTCATACCCGTAAGACGAGCGCTGCATACTCTTGTCGTAGTAAGAATGCGTAAGACGAGAAGGGTCATTCTGAAAACGGTTGCGTACTGCGTTACCGATTTCGTAGTACTGTTCTTCCGTGAACTGCTCTCCTGCAAGGCGCTTAAGTTCTTGGATGGTAATACGCTTAATATGTCCTGCGTAAACTAGGTCATCAAAATTCGGATCTTCAGTATAACTGTGGATGAAGTGTCCTGGGTCTACGTAGCTTTCTGTAATCCCATAGTTTGGATCATTATCGCGTTTGATAACTGCTATGCCGATACTAGCGAGATCGTTAATCGCGCGGCGATATGTCGAGTCGTTAAAGTCGTTCCAATCCAGAGTCATCTTCGTAGCGATCTGGCTAGCTATTTCTGCCTGCGTTTTCACGCCGGTATCCATAAAAATTTCCGCCTCTTCTAAGTTTTCGGGTAAAGCCTCTGGGTCAACTTCCGTTTCCAGGCCAGCACCTTTTGCTTTCGCTAAGAAATCCTTAGTAAGAATTTGCGCTTTTAATCTGTTCTTTTTCTTATCCTTCTCTGTACGCGACAAAGGATCAACAGCTTCTATATTTGGATATGGATCGGCAGATAGAATCTTGTTTACTACAATCTTAATGAACTTAGGTACAATAGGAACCGGGGTCCAGTCTAGATTTAATAGCGTCCCGTCACCGTTATTTGGATCTAAGGAGTTTAAAATCTGCTTATATTTAGAAGTGTCTTGAGTTCCGTTTGCGTAGTCACGGCAGTTCTCAAATTCTTTCTTTCTGCGGTGATAGAGAGAGCTCTCGTCTGCCGCATTACCCCATTGTGACTCTATAGCCATAGCGTACTTAAGGCCAAAAGCTGTAGTTAATTTAACTTCCGGAGAAGCTAACGGGTCGGGGAAGTTCCCGTATTTATCGGATTTTTTATTACTATCAAACATTTCGTGAGATAAAGTATTCCTTGCAAATATACTAAATCAGTTCACGCAATATCTCTAGGCATTGAATTTGTACTTTCGGAAAAACTTCTTTTCAGAAAAGTCTGACTGTATCTTTTCTTTTTTAACCTTTTGCGCTGCAAGCAAAGCAAGGCCGCTAGATATGGTAAGGTCAAACTTAGTACGATTGTCGATCTTAAATCCAATCCAATCCTCTAGGGTTCTGTTAAAATACAAGTTCCCGAACTGCATAGTATCTCCGTTAGCCCCTACATGATTATGGATGTAGTCTTCTATGGCCTGGGCATGGGACTGTATAACATCTGCAGAGTTGGATGGAATCCCTTTTGTTTTGACATTAACTTTGCTAGATGTTGAAGATAGATGCTGAGGGCGATCCATGAGATAGCCGTCATATCCGCGCTGCTCAAAGTATCTAGCAATGCCGTATTTGTTATTTTCTATAAGTATAGGATACCCATAATAAACAGCAGCCATCAACACATCTTCATAGAATATTTTAGCGAGGGGAGGTCGAGAAGCATATTCTACTACAAACATGTTAGATGGCGCTGTCATATTAAATTTATTGTAAAGGTGCATCGCACCCTTCGATCCACGCCCGTCAAGTGTTGCATCAAGGTCGTAACTATCGACTCCACCTACACCAACATGAGCGTTTCCAGGCATACGTTTGCCGCGCTCGTTAACAATCTTATTTCTATCCTCGGCAGAAGGTTGCCATGCAATTCTAAATCTACCGTTGACATCTGGGGCAAATATAACTTTAGAATCTTGAACTCCGTTTTCCCAGACGAAGTTACCAATAACGACTGGATTAGGGTATAGCCCATCGTTGTGTTGCACTTGCTCGTATATCTTAGTAAGATTAAATAAAGAACCCTGGATACTGTCCCGAAAAGCTTCGTCCTCCGTAAAGGGGAACTGACGTATAACTTCATTGAGCTCCGAGTGATCATCCCGCAAAGACTTACGCTCATTTTTTAAGAAGGTCTTAGCGCCGATGTCTACCTCTTCGTCATCAATACCCATCACTGGTTTTTCTGGGTTATCAATTATTGGATTACCATATCTATCAAAGAACCCCTCTAGTGCCTCGTATGCCGGTATAAATATTCTGTATAGTCCAGACCTTGTCCGGCCATTATCGTTTCGCTGTATTGGATTTGAATCGGCCCATAAGTCTTTATACTCTTTTCCGCCTTTATCCATAGGGTTAACGGTAGATCCAACAATAGCAGTTCCAATAATCTTACGCCCTACAATGAGACAAGTCTTTTGTATTCTCCATGCTTCTCGTATATCAGTAGGCCTTTCCCATTTACCAGCCTCATCCAAGTATAGCATGTGGAGCTTCTCTCCATCGTAAGCGTTATTGGTAGTGTTTTTCCAGTTAATAATAGAATTAAGGGCTTCACCTTTACTAGTAGTTTTGTTGTTCTTAGTAATACGCTTACTGGGCTCACGAAATGCAAGCTCTACACGTGGGTTTGTTGTACCGTCTTGTATTGGTTTAAAGAAAAACGGATAGGTTTTAAACATATATACCACCTTCTTCATGAAGATGTTTTCCTGCGCATCCTTACCCGTCTTAGACTGAAGGCCCAGTAGCTTGTCTTTCACCTGGGTTGCCTCATCTAACAGCACGGCGGCAGACATATTCGTATATCCAGAACGTCTACACTTGGTATATATCTGGCCTAAGCTTCGTGGATCACACTCACATGCACGTTGATGAAGGAACAGCTGGTGCTGAAACTCCAAGTAATATGGATACCCGATGTCGAGCTTTGACCATTGGAGCATCATGTAGTGACGTCCGGTTAAGTATGTAGCTACGCCGTCGTTCATGAACCAAAGACCCTCGTTGCGTCTAGTAAATTCCCCCTGGATAAAGTCTATGTGTTTATCTCTAAATTCTTTTGGAGCTTCAAGCCACTCATCCATAGACCGGATGCGTTTAAGATCAGTAGGCATTTCTGTACGTTGCCAGTATTGATCCTCTTTTTTCTTGTCGCTAAACAGAATGTCTTTCTTTGCTGGTTTCTTAGGGAGCTGTATAAGCAAGTTAGCTATCTCAATCACCTCACCCGAGGTTCCGTTCGGGCAGATATTGACAACCTTCTGGTCATACCCTTCTATGTCTACAAGTCCAGCCATAAAAACACTAACATGAAAGTTAGCAGCTATTTGATTAGGAGTCTGTCTATTTTCTCTGGATCAAACTCTCTGATTCTACATAAACGTTCGTTCTCCAGGGCTCGTGCTTTAGCGTATTGTTCTGGTGTGCTATCAGAGCCTAGCTCTGTAAACATCTTAGCATTCCTGCGTAACACACAGTCAATTACCATCTTAGCTTTTGGGTCGTCTCTATAACTCATAATGATATAAAGGTAGTAAAAGCTATTTTAATCCTCGTCCACAGACGCTGAATCCAGTTCATTCCCAGGAATTCGTCGGTATCAAAAAAAGCTTCTGGCCCCTCAATTATAACATCCCACTCTAAATCCTCTGCAAAAATAGGAGTGTTATCACCAACATACGCATTGAAGGTGTTATATTCTAGCCAGTCAATAGCTTCCTCGCTACTCATTTCATCCATAACACAAAGCTTATTTATACATTGGCTCCTCGAATAGATTACCTTCCAGCCCACTGGATCAAATCCTATAATGCAGTCGTCATATCCGTCTGCAAAAAGTATGTCTTCTGTGTCTGCATAAAGCTCGATGATTGTTTCTTTTTTATTCATAACAGTTTATTTAATTGCTCTAAATTCATTAAGTAACAGTCGTAAGCAAACCTCCAATCTCTGTTAGATAGCTCACCTGGATCAAGATCACCTTTCTTGTGGAATGTAGCTCTTTTAAAGAACTCATCCTTCGGCATATATCCCGCTATGTATACTTTGCTCATGTCGTTCATTACATAAGTAAACATGTAATAATCACAGCGCTGCTTTGTATTCCACGCAGAGACGGTCACCCGAAAGCCTTCTCTAGGCTCGTAGTTTGTCCTCTTGCTTTTTACGTCAATAGTTAATCCATTTGCTTTAAGATCGTAATCGTATGTACTAATATCAACAACCTCGTTTTTTCTTTTTTTCAATACGTCCAACACAACAATCTCACCTAGGGCGCCAGCAAGGTTTCCGTCACCTTTAGTGATAGAACCGTTGAGCTCTTGAAACTCAAATCTAGTTTCTGCTCTACTTAACTGCTCCTTTGTGACATCAATCTTTATCACCGTCGGTCATCTTTTTAAATAAGTATATGTGCCAGGCAGCGGTGATTAGTATCACCACCACCCAATCAATTACATTCGATCCCATACTCGTCTCGATCTCGATCACACAGCGCTACCATGTCTTTCATCTCTCTTTGGTGTTACAAGTTATTTCAAAAGGAGGGTCATATGGGTTTTTAGTAGTATTTGGCGTATGGTAGTGTATCTGTTCAGATAAGAGTATTACCGCCTCTTCTGCTGTGA